GTGAGTATTTCGATGAGGTCGTTGAGTTAGAGCAAGGAGAAGACGTTGAGGAGTTTTCACAGATGGGAAGAAGAGCAACACAGCCGGGAAGAACAACATCCGATGCTGATCGAAGGTACGAGGACGATGGGTTGTGGCCGTGGGAGCGTGAGGAAAAGCTATTTAACGAAGTTATGGGGCAAACTGGTCGTTTTAAAGACATGTCTCAAGGGCTTAAAGAGCATTATCCGGAGATGGCTGATATGGAGGAAGTAGAGATAAGTGGGAATCAAAGAGAGATTTATGAGACTTTAGATTCTTTAGAAAACGAAGAACTCGCGATCCTATTGGAGCAGCAAATCAGAGATAGTAATAGTGGGCAAAGTGGTCGTACATTTAGTATACCAGATTTACAAGCGATACGGGACGCTGATAAGCGATTATCGGAGGAGAAAGGCTCTGGATGGGACGATTACCGTGGTTCAATAAATACTTTACAAAGATAACCCATGTCAACGGTTCTTGATGATTTACGCAAGGTAGATCTGTCTTATCTTTCTAAAGAAGAGGCCCATGAGTTTGCGGTTCTTTTGGAAGAGCTTGAAAAGCGCGATAACCAGGAAAAATCCGCCGCGAGTTTCCATGATTTTGTAGAAATCATTTGGCCCGATTTTATCGACGGAGCGCACCACCGCAAGATGGCCGAGGCTTTTGATCGTATTGCTTCTGGTAAGTTAAAGCGTTTAATTATAAACATGCCCCCCCGGCACACCAAGTCAGAATTTGCTTCGCATTTATTCCCGGCTTATTTATTAGGCAAGAACCCCAAGCTCAAGATCATAGAAGCCACGCACACGGCTGACTTAGCGATTAACTTTGGTCGTAAGGTTCGTGATTTATTGGATACCGAGGAATACCATGCGGTGTTCCCCAAGACAGAATTAAAATCTGATTCCCGAAGTGCGGGTAAGTGGCTCACTAACCAAGGAGGCGAGTATTATGCTTCGGGTATTGGGGGTGCGTTAGCAGGTAGGGGCGCGGATTTGTTCATTATTGATGATCCGCACTCTGAGCAGGACGCTTTTTCGGATAAAGCGTTGAATGAGGCATACGAATGGTTCATGACTGGCCCCCGGCAGCGGTTACAGCCGGGAGGGGCGATTGTTATTGTGATGACTCGTTGGTCTAAGAAGGACTTAACGGGTAAGTTAATGAAGAAGATGATGCAGGAGAAGTCTTCGGATCAGTGGGAATTGATCGAATTTCCCGCTATTTTGCCGTCGGGAAAGTCCCTTTGGCCTGAGTTTTGGAAACTTGAGGAGTTAGAGACGATCCGGGCTTCGGTGCCGCCTTCTAAGTGGGCAGCGCAGTATATGCAGCGACCCACGGGCGAGGGTATTTCGATCATTCCGCGTGAGTGGTTTAATGTTTGGCCCGAGGATAAGCCGCCCAAGTGTGATTATTTAATACAAAGCTATGATACGGCCTTTTTGAAGTCGGAAAGAGCGGATTTCACGGCTATCACCACGTGGGGAGTCTTTTATCCCGAGGGGAAGATAGGGGATGAGTTGTATGGTGGGGAGGAAGCGCACATTGTTTTGTTAGATTGCGTGAAGCAGCGGTTCGATTTCCCGGAATTAAAGCAGGAGGCCCTGCGGTTATATAGCCATTGGGAGCCAGATACGGTCATTATTGAAACTAAGGCGTCTGGGATACCGTTAACGCAGGAATTGCGAAGGCAGGGGATCCCGATTAACACTTATTCACCCAATCGGGGACAGGATAAGATAGCTAGGCTCAATTCAGTGAGTCCTATTTTCCAAGATGGAAAGGTCTGGGTGCCAGAGAACCGTTGGGCCGAAGATTTGATGGACGAGGTCAGTGATTTCCCGAACGGGGAGAACGATGATTTAGTGGATGCGACCACTTTAGCCCTAATGCGCTTCCGAAGTGGTGGGTTTCTGCAGTTAAAGACTGATTTTTCGGAAGAAGAGGAGTATTATCCGAAACTTAGAGTTTATTATTAGTAAAAACCAAGGTAAAGTTCCTTACTATGTCTGATCCTGCTAATTATTTAGATGATTCTTTCGTTGAAGTAACGGTTGAAGGAAAACCGGACTATGCCGATGGGGTTGAAGTCTTTTTTGACGAAGAAAACAAGGGTACTTTAGGATTTGACCCAAATGAAGATATTGAGATTGAGTTTGATGCCAATATCGCGGAAGTTTTGGACAATTCTGAGCGGGGACGGATAGCTTCTAAGCTATTAAGTGCTTATGAAGACGATTTAACTTCCCGAGAAGACTGGCATGAGACTTTTAAAGACGGGTTAGAGCTTTTAGGTATTAAATCCAATCCTCGTAGTGAACCTTTCCAGGGTTCAAGCGGCGTTTACCACCCTTTACTAGCCGAAGCCGTTACTCAGTTTCAAGCCCAAGCTTATAAAGAGATTTTGCCTTCCGGTGGTCCAGTTGACACGTTAGTTATGGGTAAAATCACCGATCCGAAGTTGCTTCAGGCGAATCGGGTCAAAAACTTCATGAATTACCAGATTACTTATAAAATGGAAGAATATGATCCGGAGATGGATCAACTTCTCTTTTATCTCCCGCTTTCGGGTTCCGCTTTCAAGAAGAGTTATTACGATCCGACTATGGGCCGAGCGGTTTCCCGGTTTGTTAAGTCTGAAGATTTAGTAGTGCCTTATTACACCTCAGATTTAGTAACGACCCCCCGAGTCACCCATGTTTTGCATATGACGGAGAATGATCTATTAAAACTCAAACTTTCGGGTTTTTACCGTGATACGCCCATGTCTTCGCCGAATATTGTGCAAGAATCGGTGGTTCAGGAAAAAATAGACGAAATTGAGGGATTAAGCCCTTCGCATCAGGATAGAGAGTTCACTTTACTAGAAATCCATACAGAATTAGATATAGAGGGTTTTGAAGACATTGGAGAGGACGGAGAGCCGACTGGCATTGCAGTTCCTTATATTGTCACCATTTGTAGAGATACCAGGGACGTTTTAAGCATAAGACGGAACTATAAGCCCGATGACCCCTTACGCAAGAAGATTGAATACTTTACGCATTATAAATTCCTGCCGGGATTAGGCTTTTATGGATTTGGCCTAATTCACATGATAGGAGGCGTGACTAAGTCAGCCACTTCGATTTTACGACAATTAATCGACGCAGGGACTTTATCAAACCTTCCTGCTGGTTTTAAGTCTCGTGGATTAAATATACAAAGATCTGATGATCCTATTCAACCGGGAGAGTGGCGCGATGTTGACACCCCTGGAGGAACGATAAAAGAGTCCTTTTTACCGTTGCCGTATAAAGAGCCGAGTGGCACCTTAGCTAATTTATTAGGTGTTTTGGTTGAATCCGGGAAGGGATTTGCTTCTGTTATAGATAAAGGAGGTGCTGACGGTAGTCAGAATGCCCCGGTGGGTTCAACAGTTGCTACGCTTGAGCAAGGGCAGCGGGTCATGTCTGCTATTCATAAACGCTTGCACTATGCGCAAAAGAATGAATTCAAGATCTTAAAAAGAATTTTCGGGGAGGTTTTGCCTCCAGAATACCCCTATCAGGTACAGGGAGCGCAACAAACCGTATTTAAAGAAGACTTTGGAACTCAAGTTGATGTCATTCCTGTATCTGATCCTAATATCTTCAGTACGACGCAAAGGATTATTTTAGCTCAAACCCAGCTACAAATGGCTCAAAGTGCTCCACAGGTTCATAATTTAAAAGCGGCTTTTCGTAAAATGTATATTGCATTAAATATACGGGATATAGATGACATTCTTTTACCGGATGCACAACCTGCGCCTAAAGACCCAATACAAGAGAACCAGGATGCTTTAACAAGTGTTCCTATGGAAGCTTTTATTCAGCAAAACCATGATGCGCATATTCAAGCTCATTTATCGTTTTCGCAAAATCCAGCAACCGCTCAAAATCAAGCAGCGGTGCAAGCTTTACAGGCGCATATTCAACAGCACAACGCTCTGAAGTATCGTATTCAAATTGAGCAGATTTTGACTCAACAAGGGGTACAGTTACCACAGCCTGGGCCAGATGGTCAAATGCCGCAGATTCCACCTGAATATGAAAATCAGATTGCGATGGCAGCAGCCGAGGCTACGCAACAGATAACCGGACAAGAGCAAGCGTTGCAACAGGCTATGGAAGTACCTGATCCCCAACGGGATATGTTTGAGCAACAAATGGAGCTGGAATTTGAGAAATTGCGTTTAAGGGAAAAAGAGGTTGAGCAAAAAGGAGAAATTGATCTTGAGAAGATTGATTCCCAGGAAAGGCAGACTGATGTTAAAATAGCTGCTGAACTCCAAGAAGTGCAACTTAGAGATAAGCGTTCAGCCGATACCAACTTAACGCAGTTAGCGAAAATAGTGAAAGAATCAAGAGAGCAAAAATAAGGAATCTTATGAAATATGCAAATAAAGAGTATCCCAAAGCTGGTAATAAACGTCCTAAAAAAGCGAAGGTTAGTTCGATGAAAGCTTCAAATAAAGGTTATGCTCAGGCAAAAACCTGTAAGGTTAGTACCGTTTCTGAACTTGGTGAACAGAAAAAGATTAAAGGAGTAGGCGCAGCAACAAAGGGAACTTCGTTCACAAGCTATATTAATTAGCCTATGGACTTTATAAAAATTTCTGAGTTTCTGCTTCGCAAAATCCGCGAACGCCAAGAAACTCTTAAACACTCACTTGCTTCGGGAAGTGCACAAGACTTTGCTCAGTACCAACGTATTGTTGGGGAAATTTCAGGTTTAAATTTCACT